CTCTATAAAAGCACTCAACCCGGTCTACCATCTCTCGTGGTGATAGACCCCGTTGCGCCCACCGCTGTCATGCGGTAGGGTCACTACGGAAAGCCCTTCAAAAGGCAGTTTGGATTGTCTACCAGGAATTCTTGATTCCCGGCGATCCTCCGGTTGTAGAACCGGCTCCTAACTGCCTTCAGATGAGAAGGACATGGGATTCGCTGGTCTCACGACTTTTACGTCAGTCGTGTCCAGGCATGAGCGAGCGTAGACGCTTCCGTCTAGCTAGCACCTTTAAGTCTTGTAAAAGACTTTTCGATGCTAGTTGCAAGCCATGCGATAAGATCGCTAGCGGATCCGCTATTAACGAGTGGAGGGCTGCTGTCTCTCAAGACAGCCCTATCCCCTCCTCCTCTTTTTGCCATGACCCGTCATGGCTTTTAAAGAGGAGGGTGAGGGAACTCGTTAGCGGATGGGGGGCTCGTCTCTGTAGTTACAGAGATGGTGATGTCCCGACCCTTCAAAACACGTACGTCCCTGACCAGCAGGGTTGTTTTGAGCGCAGACGATTCGAGGGGGGTACCTTATCCGTGTCACCGGCGGATTACCACCCTTCCCACTCCGTTTTGAGAGTGGGGGTCGCGAAAACCAAGGGTAAGTGTCGTGTTGTTACTATGCAGCCTGCTGCAACGAAACGCGCTCTTACCCCCGTTCATAACGCCCTGTATGATTTTATCTCCAGTTTCGACTGGTGTGTCAGGGGCGACGTTACTAAGGAGGTTTTCGCGAAGGTCGTTTCTGACCGTAGAGAGGGTGAAAAGTTTATTTCAGGTGATTATGCGGGAGCTACTGACCGTATTTACACCTGGGCAACCTCTGCTATGGTAGATGTCCTTTGTGAGGACCCGAACCTTCTTGACGAAGAAAGGTTTATTTTAAAAAATTCCTTTCATGAACTTACTTATAAACTCAGTGTCTGTAAATCCGATGAGATGTTTGCGATAAGTCGTGGGCAGATGATGGGAAGCCTGGTTGGCTTCCCTCTTCTGTGCCTTTTAAATAAGGCTTGCTATGACATTTCGTGTGACATCTCCTTCGGTGCAGGTGCTGGGCGCATAGGTAGGTTCAATGGGGATGATTGCTGCTTCGCTGGCGATGATAAGTTTTTCAACCGGTGGGTCCAGGTTACTGGGACCTACGGTCTTGTCGTCAATGAAGAGAAAACAGGTATATCTTCTTCCTGGATTGAACTTAATTCTAACGTTTATGATGTTAGCCAAGGGAAAATGATATCAAAACCTGTTTTATCCTTTCTTCGTCCTGACAGATACTGCCCAGATGATCTCTTGTCCGATGTGATCAAAGGGGTCTCTAGTTTCAGACCTAGCACGCGACTTTATGTCGTTTGTGAGGTTATGAGGCATGAGATCTCTTCCAGAGAGATTTCTATTAATGCACTAACTAGGCACTGGGTGCGTATCTTGATAAAAAGGAGGTGGTTTCGCCTTGCTCTTGCGAATCCTCCTTATGTAAAAGAGAAAGGAGTAGATCGTTCTCTTCCTGTGGTAAAGGGCCCTGTTCCTCGGCCCGAGTTACTCCAGGAGATAACGTCTATATCCTCACACATGACTCGTCAAAATGTTGAGTACTGGAGGGGTAAGGCCGTGGAGCCTTACTCTCGACGGCTAGTGCGGATCGGCCGTTCGGTACTTAAGATGTGTGAGAATCCACCTTCCTCTTTCTGGATGAGACTTTCTAAACCGCGGTGGCGGTTTCTTTGGCCTTCCGAATTACTCGACATTATAGAATGTGATGGGTTCCTTTGTCGGAACGCTTACATCTCCTCCACCGAGGCTATGAGTAATTCGGTTATCGATCATCCCTTTCTATCTCTAGATTGGGATCTCGAGCCATATAAATTTAAACGTCTCGTCCAGAAGTACAACAATGTTGGGCCCCCTGCATGTCTTCTTAGACATGTAAAACATCCACCCGCTGTCCCTTTCGAGGAATGCGGAGGCGTTTTCTTGTGGTCCGTGTGATGGTAGCATGCTGTCACAGGGAGCTCTGTTGTTTAGAGTCTTTTTAGATTTAAAAATAAGACTCTCTGACCTTATTGCTATCGCCGCTGCGGGTGGTATGACGTTTCTAGGGTCGTCATGCCTCCTTCTGCGCCTGGGTCTACCACGAAGGCGAATTCCGGATTTAGGGTGCGCGAGCCGGTGTATGTGTCGGTCTCTATGATGTAGAGACCTTGTCCATACACGTCGGAGCGAACCATCCTCCGGTGCCCGGATGGAGACCGGGATTAAAACCCACCCAGTGGGAAACCCGGGAATTTAGCAATCGGCGAGGGTACGCGGTATCCCTCGACGTTGGAGGAAGTTCTAATCAGTAGTTGGGCCGTTTTCCGGCTACGATCAACCACTTTGAGTGGGGCAGAGTTAGAACGACCTCGAGGTCTTAGAGTCGAGTTTCTATTTTTAAATAGAAGTGTATGGTCCCGGGCGAATAACCCGAAGCGTTATCCTAGATAGCGTGGAAAACGGATAAAGACCATCCACACTCTTTTCCGCAGGGCGTCATGAGAAACCTGT